TTATTGTGCTAGAATTATATTTGAACAATTTTATGGCAAGGAAATGGCTGTTAATTTGATTGACAGTTTAGGTGGATCGAAGGTAGACTTCGACAAACCAACAATGCATTGAGGTAAAACATGGAAAAACAAAACAAAGTCGTAGACAAGGACCAATATCAGGTAACTGATGGTAAAAAGGTTCCTTTTAAGACTATGGGCAATGAACCAAGTGGTAAAACACGAGGTCAATACGCTGTTCAGGTTAAAAAGGTACCATTCAAAGGAGTATTCTAATGGATATGATTAAAAAACTTTGGAATGACCACCCAAAAAAGAAGTGGTTAATCGTAGGTCTCGTAATAGGTTGGGCACTCGCTCAATATATTTAATTAATGTTATCTAAATTATTAGGTGGATCTTTAGTAGACACTGTCGGTAAAGTTATTGACAGTGTCCACACTTCAGAGGAAGAAAAAGGTCAAATCAAAATAAAACTTCAACAATTAGAAAACGAAATTAATTCTAAACAAATGGATATTAACTTGGCTGATGCTAAGTCTACTGCTACAGGTTTTGGTGGCATGATGCAGCGGTCGTGGCGCCCCCTCATCGGGATGTCCTGTGCGTTAGCGATATTGTGGGAATTTGTATTAAAACAATTTATTGTTTTTATTTTAGCTGCTTTCAGCATTCAACATAACCCTCTTCCAGAGCTTGACATGTCGACTTTATTTCCACTCGTCACAGCTTTGCTCGGAATGTCTGGGCTTCGCTCTTGGGAAAAAAGTAGGAAAATTACTAAATAATGTGTGAAGGTTGTGATAATCTTTGTCTTAAATGTGAATCACAATTATCTTTATGTGAAGGATGCGGTTGTCTTTGCCATTGCGGACAATCTTGTATAGAATGTGGTCACGTAGGATGTAGACATGGTAATAACGAGGAATCAAATGAGCAAAACAACAAGCACGCCAAGGAAGAGCAAATCAACTGTTAACAAGGCTGGTAATTATACTAAGCCTGGAATGAGAAAAAGTTTATTTAATCGTATTAAAGCTGGAGGAAAGGGTGGAAACCCTGGACAGTGGAGTGCAAGAAAAGCACAGATGTTAGCTAAACAATATAAAGCTAAGGGCGGTGGCTATAAAAGCTAATGGCCTTAAAAAAATCACAGAAAAGTTTAAAAGACTGGGGTAAACAAAAATGGAGAACTTCCTCAGGTAAACCTTCTAAGGGAAAAAGAAGATATTTACCTGATGCTGCTTGGAAATCACTTAGCCCCGCTGAAAAAGCAGCTACAAATAGAGCAAAAGCAAAAGGAGATAAGAAAGGAAAACAATTTGTTAAACAACCTAAAAACATTGCTAAGAAAACTTCTAAATTTAGATAAAGCAAAGGATGAGCATTCTGAATATTGGGGGATAGGATCATGATTGAAATAAATAATACACTTCGTGAGCGAGTTCGTTTACATGAAGGCTATAGGGATCATGTCTATCTGGATAGTTTAGGAAAAAAAACTGTGGGTATAGGCCATCTTTGTGTTGAAGACTTTTGGGAAGAAGACAAAAAATATGAGGAAGAATTTTTATTAGACATTTTTGAACAAGACTTAGTTGAAGCATGCACTAATGCAGATGAACTAATTGAGGATCGTTGTCCTGATAATGAATTACCTTTAGACATACAGCATGTCTTAGTGGAAATGGTGTATCAATTAGGAATTGGAGGTGTAGGTAAGTTTAACAATATGTGGACTGCTCTGAATAATGCAGATTATTATACGGCCTCACAAGAAATGAAGGACTCACGATGGTGGAAACAAACCAAAAAAAGATGTGAATCTTTATCTGCTATAGTCGAGTCATTTGCTTAAATGGATATAATTAAATTTTCAGATCATTTAAGAAAGCTCTTGAAACAAAAACAAAGTGATATAAGTTTATACGTATCTCAGGGTGTGAAAGATTGGGATCAATATAATAACATGGTAGGTAAATACCATGCTTACAACGAAATGCTTGCTGAGGTCAATTCGTTGCTGAAAAGAATGGAGCTTGATGATGGAGACATCAACAACTGACAAACTTCCTACCCCTACGGGTTGGAGACTATTAGTTCTTCCTTACAAAAGAAAAGAAAAAACAAAAGGTGGAATTATTCTCACTGATCAATCTTTAGAAGAATCACAAATAGCATCAAGTATTGGACTGGTTTTAAAAGTAGGACCAGACGCTTACAAAGATAAAGAAAGATTTCCTAATGGTCCTTGGTGTAAGGAAAAAGAATGGGTAATTTTTGGAAAGTATGCTGGTTCAAGAATTAGAATTGAAGGTGGCGAAGTTAGACTTATGAATGACGATGAAATTTTAGGGGTTATTGATGATCCTGAAGATTTCCTACAATCATGATAGGAGCTAAATCATGCAAACAAATATAGAACAAGATAAAAGAGAAGATATTGAAGTAGAGCTACCGGAAGAGGTAAAAGTAGAAGAACAAGCTCAACAAGCTCAAGATTCTTCTGAACAACCTCAAGAAGAAATTAAGGTTGAGGAAACTCAGGATAATAAAGATGAAGTTGAAAATTATTCTGTAAAAGTTAAATCAAGAATAGACAAATTAACCAAACGATTAAGAGAAGCTGAACGTAGAGAAGAAGCAGCGATAGCTTTTGCTAAAGGTGTACAGCAAGAAAAAGATAAAATTGCTGGTGCTTATCAAAAATTAGATAAAAACTATATTGATGATCTCTCTAAATCTGTTGAAGATAGATTAGGTAGTGCAAAAGAAAAATTAAAAGCTGCTATTACTAATCGAGATGTTGATGAACAGATTTCAGCCAATGAATTAATAGCAAAACTAACTATAGATAGAGAAAGAATAGCTTATTCTAAACAACAACAAGAAGAAAATGTTGATGAAAAGCCTGTAGAGACGCAAGAAGCACAACCTCAACAACCAACTACACCTAAACCTGATCCAAAAGCAGTTGAATGGGCCAATAAGAACGATTGGTATGGTGATGATGAAGTTATGACAGAATCTGCTAAAGCAATTCATCGTGAACTTATAAGAAATGGTGTTGATCCTACTTCAGAAGAGTACTATAGTGGTATTGATAAAAAAATTCGTGAATATTTTCCTCAAAAATTTACACAAGAGGAAAATGTAGAAATTGACAGTAAACCGATCCAGCCTGTTGCTTCTACCACACGCTCAAACGTAAAAAAAGCTGGTCGCAAAGTAGTAAGACTCACTCCGTCACAAGTAGCAATGGCGAAACGATTAGGAGTGCCTATCAATGAATATGCTAAATACGTGAAGGAGGCATAAATGGAAAATAAAGATGTAAAAAAGACTTCACGCTCTTCAGAGACCCGTGAAAAAACTGTTCGTAAAAGAGGTTGGGTTCCTCCATCATCACTTGAAGCCCCTGAACCACCTGAAGGTTGGCACCACAGATGGATCAGAGCTGAAACACGAGGACTTGCTGATGACAAAAATGTCATGGGAAGAATTCGTTCTGGATATGAGTTCGTTAGGGCTGACCAGTATCCAGACAGAAACGATCTACCAAAATATGAAGACGGTAGATATAAGGGCGTAATTGGAGTAGGTGGTTTGATACTGATGAGGTGTCCTATAGAAGTAAAAGAAGACCGAGAAGAATATTTCTTGCGTCAAACTCAAGGACAAAAAGAATCAGTGGAAAATGATATATATCGAGACGAACACCCTAGTATGCCTATCCAAGCGGAGAGGCAAAGTAATGTGACTTTTGGACCGAAGAATAAAAAATCTTAAGTCTAAAAGTTGGTTATTAACAACTAAGACTAAAGGAGTCAAAAATGGCAAATATAAATAGTGTATTTGGATTCAGACCCGTCAAAGGCGTAGGTGCTGGTTATACCGCTATAGGTTCTAACGAGTACTCAATCGCAAGCGGTGAATCCTCTGCTATATTTCAGGGTGATCCAGTTGTATTAAATGCAAATGGTTCTATCTCTGTAGGTTCGACTGCTGGAGCAGAGTTGATAGGGATTTTTAACGGTTGTTTCTATGATGATCCAACAACTAAAAAACCAACCTTCTCAAATTTCTATCCAGGGGGCGTAACACAAACTAACATGCAAGCTTTTGTATTCGATGATCCAAACATGCTTTTCGAAGCAAAGATTGACGATACAAATGGCGGGCAAGCACAAGTAGGAAGTAATGCAAACATTGCAACCTATGCAGCTGGTTCAACTAACAACGGTGTATCAGGGGTTTCTCTTGATGGTAGTACTTTTGCTACTTCAAATGCAGCAAACTTCAGAGTAGTAAGTTTATCTACTGATGTAGATAACAATGATTATACAGCAGCTAATGCTTCAATTATTGTTAAAATAAACAAGCACTCTTTAACTGATACTACAGGCGTATAAACAGGAGGTTAAACTATGGCAATATCAAGACAACAACTAGTTAAAGAACTAGAGCCAGGGTTAAACGCACTGTTTGGCCTTGAGTACGATAAGTACGAAAATGAACACGCTGAAATCTTTGATCAAGAAGCATCAGAGAGAGCTTTTGAAGAAGAGCAGATGCTCGTAGGCTTTGGTAACGCAAGAACTAAAGCTGAAGGTGCATCAGTTACTTTTGATTCAGCACAAGAGTCATTCACAGCTCGTTATACACACGAAACAATTGCGTTAGCGTTTGCTATAACAGAAGAAGCAGTGGAAGATAATCTTTATGACAGACTGTCAGCAAGATATACTCGTGCACTAGCTCGATCAATGGCTTATACAAAGCAGATCAAAGCAGCTGATGTGTTAAACACTGCTTTTGCAGCAGGTGGAGCAGCAGGAACTAATCCTGGTGGTGATGGTGTGTCACTTATTAATACACAACACCCAACAGCATTAGGCGGTGATTTCTCAAACAGACTTGCTGTTGACGCTGACCTCAACGAAGCCTCATTAGAGCAGGCATTGATTGACATCTCTCAGTTTGTTGATGAAAGAGGACTATTAATTGCAACTAGAGGTAGAAAACTGATTATTCCAGTTCAATCTCAATTTGTAGCTGATAGAGTCTTAAGCTCACCAAACAGAGTAGGAACAGCAGATAATGATATAAATGCATTAAGGAATATGAATATGATTCCAGAAGGTTATGTAGTAAATCACTACTTAACTGATACAGATGCATTCTATATTAAAACTGACTCTCCTAATGGTTTCAAGCATTTCGTAAGAACTCCATTAACAACTGCAATGGAAGGTGATTTTGAAACAGGTAATATGAAATACAAAGCAAGAGAAAGATATAGCTTCGGCTTTTCAGATCCTCGTTGTGTATTTGGTACATCTGGTGCATAATAAATAATCCTTTCAAGGTAATTTAAGGGGCGGTTGTCTTTGACTCCGCCCTTTTTTTATGCAAAAATAAAACTTTATTAACCCTATGACCCTTCGGGGACTATTAACAAAAGGAGATAGACATGGGAACAACTACATTTTCGGGTCCAGTAAAAGCTGGAACGATTAAAGACAC